GTACTGTAGGTTTTAGACTAACTACCTGATAATTAAGCAAGTGTAATATAACTATTTAGTTGACAACAACCATTAAATATTAAATAACTATATTAGCAGTAATGAGTAAAGAGGAACTTATAGAGAAACTTAAGAGTATGAAGCGTTACAACTATGATGGTGATGATATGGTAGATGCGGAAGACATAGAAGACCTAATAAAAGAACTAGGTCAACCTGAACTATTCTGTAAGACAATAAAAGAACCTTACAACAGCACGTTAAGCACAGGTAACGAAGAAACAGTAACATTTACTCTAACAGATACTGGAGATTTTAGTAAACAGCACTAAAGAATAAACAACAAAAACCATAAAGGACTATGGCTAAACTAACTGATAAACAAAAAGCATTCTGCGTAGACTACATACTACACTGGAACGCTACTAAGGCTGCTATCAATGCTGGTTACTCCGAAAAGACTGCTCATTCAATAGGTCATGAAAACCTTAGAAAACCTGAAATAGCAGAGTACATAGAAGAAATACAAGAAGACATAGAGAAACTAGCAGGAATAAGTATGTTAGGTAACGCTAAAGCATTCCTAGACATTGCTAACGATGAAACAGTAAAGCCAACAGACAGGGTTAAGGCTAGAGTGGAAGCGGGTAAAATACTAGGACACTACGAGAAGAATAACGCACAGAAGAAGAATGAAAACACCACAAACATAAATATTCAGGACTGGGTAGACGGTACTAGTTCAGGCACTAACGACATGGACAACTTCGAGCCTAAAGAATGATTAAACCCAAAATAGATAATATATTCAAACCGCTCTACACAAGTAGTAAGCGGTATTTCTTTTTAACTGGTGGGCGTGGATCGACTAAAACCTATTCAGTACACGACTTTGTAGCCAAACTAACATACGAAAGGGGACATGGAATATTATTCACTCGGTACACTATGACAAGTGCGGAGAAGTCGGTTATACCAGAGTTTAGAATGACGCTAGAGCGTTTAGGGATTACAGAAGATTTCCACATAACCAAGACCACCGCAACCAATTTAAAGACAGGTTCGTTTATATTCTTCTCAGGTATAAAGACAAGCCAAGGAGATCAAACAGCTAACCTTAAATCACTACCAAACATAACAACATGGATAATTGAAGAAGGGGAGGACTTTAACGATGAGAAAACATTCGACTCTATAGATGATTCAATAAGACAGAAAGGAATACACAACAGGGTAATATGGATAATGAACCCAACGACTACTGAGCACTTCATTTATCACAGGTGGGTAATAGACTGGGGCAAACAGATAGAAATAGACGGCATTAAGGTTATGGTGGGTAATCATCCAGAGGTTGAGAATATCCATAGTACGTATCTAATAGCAACTAAATACCTATCACACTCATTCCTAAAGAAAGCATGGAAATGGAGAACACGGGCAAAAGAAGGATATTGCCCAATAGAGAAGCGTGAGTTATCAGAAGTAGAGCACGAGAAGGCTAAAAAATGGTATTTAGGTAATTATCTAGGCGGGTGGAGAGACAGAGCAGAGGGGGCTATTTACGATAATTGGGAAATAGGAGAATTTAACGACTCACTACCATACGTGTATGGGTTAGACTTTGGGAGTAATGATCCAGACGCAATAACTAAGGTTGCAGTAGATGAGGATAACAAAAAGATATACATAGACGAGGTTTACTTTAAAAACAACACTAGCACAGGTCAGTTAATCAAGATCATACACGACAGGATAGGCACTCAAGACTTAATAATAGCAGATTCAGCAGAGAGAAGGCTAATAAACGACTTCTATCAAGGTATGTACGGATCAGATGGTAATTGGTATTCAGGCGTGAACATACGAAAGGTAAGGAAGTCTAAAGGGGTTAAGCTTAATTTTGTGGCTCGTAGGATCAAGATAGTACAATCTTATACGTTGGTAGTAACGCCTAGCTCAAAGAATGTAATTAAAGCTCTTAAAAACTATGTATGGCATGATTCAAGAGCGGGAGTGCCCAAACACGACTACAGTGATTTGTGTGATTCATTCGGTTATGCGGCTATTGATATGATTGAATATTAACCCCTTTGACTATTTTTTAATCATTTATTTGTATATTTGGATTAATTTTTCATCAATTATTAGTATGGCATTTGAAACAGACGAGCAAGTAATCCAGTTCATTAAGGACAATCTTAACGTTAAGCCTTGGGTTACAGCAGCTAGAAAGAATCATAAGATACTAAGCGCATTAGTGACAGGTAAAGACTTTCACGAGGTACTAATAAAGAAGATTGAAAAGATAGAGTCACAAGACAGACAAGTAGCGCGTAAGAAGTATTCAAAGAATGTTATAGACTTATTCGAGAGGGTAATGAATCCACGTCACAGTGTTTTTAATGCATTTGGTGGTTCTGTACGTAATGATATGAGCGACTCTTTAATGTCTCAATTCATAGAGGTGTTATCAAGTTTTAAGGGGCAAAAGAGCATTAAGAAGTATCTAAGTGAGGACTTTTTTCGTTTACTAGACACTGATCCTAACGGGTTGTTGTTTATGGAATACATAAAGGATGAGAAGATATTCCCTACGTACAAATCAATTGAAGACATCCGTGTTTATCATTCAGATGGTCAACTGTTAAAAGTATTACTATTTGAACCTAAAACCATAACAGACCTAAATAAAGGTAGTTATGTAGAGTGGCGAGTAGTAGATAACGAGAAGGATTACAGGGTAAAGCAACAAGGCGAGACATACACAATTATAGAAGAGTTAACATTTAATCATCCGTTCGGGGTCGTTCCTGCGTGTATATTGTCAGATTTAAACGAAACAGGTACAGAGTTAAGGGTAAGCCCTTTATTTCATGTAGTGCCATTGTCAGAGGATTACGCTAGAGATAAATCAATAAGAACTATCTATAAGTTTCAGCATGGATTCCCTAGACATTGGAGATACGAAAAGGAATGTAGAAAGTGTAAAGGGGTAGGTAAGACAGGTGCAGACAATTGCAGTGATTGTGGCGGTAAAGGACACCTAAGAAAGAATGATGTAACGGACGTAACGATAGTTGAGACTCCTAGAGATAATGATAGCGCAATAATAACTCCTAATGTAGAGGGGTTTATAGCTCCAGACTTAAAGACATGGGAGCGAATGAGTGGCGATTTGCTAGACTTAGAAGATCAAGTAACCTCTACAATGTGGGGTACTAGTCGGGTTAAGGAAGGTAAGAACGAAACAGCTACAGGTAGATTCTTAGACGTACAACCAATAATGACTAAGCTAGATGTATTCGCTGATAATGTTGAATGGGTACATAATAAATTAGCTCACTTTGTTGAGAGTTGGTTAAACGGATCACCTAAGAATGGATTTGAATTCCACATTACTTATGGTCGTAGATTTATTATAGAGAGTCCAGACACTATTTTAGATAAGTACACTGAATCCAGAGATAAGGGAGACAACAATACAATACTAGATAAAATACTAAGCGAGTACATACTATCTAAGTATCAGAACAATCCTATAATGATTGACGAGATGCAAAAAAAGGTATTAGTCGAGCCTTATGTACATCAATCTATAGATCAAGTAAGTACAATATTTGGAGCATCAGAAGCGATTAAAAAGGTTAATTTTGTGGGATTCTGGGAGCAGGCAGATAAAAAGAAAGACATTGAAGCGTTAAGAAAGGATTTCACAGCGTATAACGAGCTAAATACAGTAACAGTAACAACAAACACAGAAAACAATGAGTAACAGTTTAATGGTGGTAGCTACCAAGTATAAGCTAAAGGAAACTCTATCAATCAATGCGGGAACGTGGAGAAAAGATGGAGCAAAGGAAAAGATACATACAAAGATTGTGTCTAGAGAATTCGTAGAGAATAGAAACTCACACAACAATAACGAGCTTTATATTATCGATGAAGACGCAACATTAGAAATGATGGAGCAACGAGAGTTGAACATTATCGAGAACGCTAAGAAAGCAAAGCGCGATAAAATGGACATGAGCGATCTAATAGAGGCGGTAGTAGGTACTAAAGAGGCTAAACCTAAGAAGACAAGGAAAGCTGTAAAAGAGGTTGAACCAGTAAATGAGTCTACAGGAAGTGTAGATATGTCTGATTGGACATTGGAAGAACTACAACAATACTGCCGTGACAATGACATTAAGCACCACCACGCCAACAAAGAGGCTAAGTTGCTAGAATTAATCAGTAAAGCATAATAATAAAATCGTAACATCATGAAAATTAACATCAACGGAAACGAGGTCGAAGTAGACAATGAAACCTTATCCAAAGCAATTGAAGAGAAGACAGAAAGTATTGACATAACCAATGAGGAAATAGTAATACGATCAAAGGAGGACTTTGAAACGTTCACAACTAACACACGTAACGAAGGGCAAACTATTGGAGCAGAGATAGGGCGTAAAGAACTATTCAAAGCATTAGACATTGATAGTGAGGGTACAGGCGCTCATAAATCAGTAGATAAATCTAAAACCTTAATAACGGAGTGGCAAACAGGTATTACCAGTAACGCATTAACGGACGCTAAGATAGCTCCAGATAAGAAGGTAGAAGAGCTAACAGCAGACTTAAATACCCTGAGAGCTAATCTAGAGACATCGCAAGGTGAAACATTAGCCGTACAAAATAGATTCGACACGCACGTAAAGGATCAAAAGTTAAGCGGTCAATTCACTAGTGCGATACCTGATAATGTGATAATGGATAAGGCAGACATGGCAACTATATTGCGAACTAAGTTACGTGCTGATATACAAGACGGTCGAACTGTTGCATTAGATTCAAGTGGAAATGTAATGAAAAACAAGACTACTTTAGAGCCTTTAGCGTTCGGGGATGCTGTTACAAACTTTTTTACAGACAACCCGCAATACCTTAAAACTACAGATGGGGGCGCAGGAGGTGGAGACTCAACAGGCACAACAGGAAAGCAATCTATTGAAGAGTTCACTAAGGAGATGGTAGACGCTGGGCATAGACCAAATGATGTCAAATTTAACGCGGTAATGCAAGAGAGAATGAAGGCGGGAACATTGGCTATCTAACAAAACAACAACTAAGCAGTAATTAGCACATCTTAGCGGGTGTGCTTTTTTTGTGCCTAAAAACTAATCACACGTTGATTAAAAAATAATCACTATATTTACGGTATCACTTGTTGTACAAGTAGGATCAGATCGAGGTAGTGCCTCAACTTCACAATATAATTATTAATTAAAACAAAACGACTATGGCAAATTTTGCTACAGCTGCGTTGGTTAAGGCACAAGCCAAACTAACAGGAGCTTTTCAGTCTGGGGAGTTGAGATTCAGAGACCCAGCTGTACACAAATTATTCTTGCGTAACACGAGCATTATGCTTCCAGATTACCAAGGCTTACGAACTAGAGAAGATCGTACAGTAGAAACTAATTACGTAATTCGTCAATCAAGATCATTAGGTACGGGGCGTTCGCATAACCATACAGGGGCGCAGGGCGATTCAGATATCCTTACTCCGTCTTGGACGACACACAATGATAAGTTTGTATCTACATTAAAAGAGGCTGATGCTAACCTTTATTCTTTAGAGGAAATGCACATGGCTAAAATGAATAATGTAGTAGCCAACTTTGCAGAAGGTTTAGAGTCTGTTGCAGCGGCATTCTTATTCGCTAATCGTTCAGGCGTTAACGTTGCTACGGCAGAGGGCACATTCAACGCTACAGATGATGCGTTTGAGATTACAGATACTACAAACGGTGAGAGAGCTATTCAAATTACTAGAATGGTTATGGACATTAACAAGTATCAAGGTGTAAACTATACTGTTGTATGTGATTCAATTGCGTTCAATAGATTTATGTTTGATGCTGCACAGGGCGTTTCTAATGCTACTAACACATCATTCCAATTCCAAGGAGTTGAGTTTATCCATGATCCATCATTAACGGCAGCAGCAGCGGGATTAGTTGCGGCATACGCTAAAGGTTTTTGGATTGTTGTTCCTGAAGGTACTATTGCAGCACTTCCATGGATTCCAATTCAAAACCGTAACGGAGTAGAGACTAAAGAGAGTTCATACGGTCAGATTCTTAACCCAGTTGACTCATCAAACTATGCGGTACACAGTTACCAAGAGCGAGTAGACGGGACAGGTGATGGAGGTTACACACAAGATAATAAGATTGAGAGCGAGATTTCAATTGATATTGCTTATGTAGTAGCGCCTCTAACGGTTTCTACAGAGTCTCCATTGATGGCATTTGCATTAGTATAAGATAACAGAGAGGCGATGTTTGATGTTACGAAAGCACAGCAGGGATTAACGGGGTTGGTTGGAATACGCCAACCCTACGATCCTGCATACCAAAAGATAGACGCAACGAATCTAGCAAGTAGATCGGGAAGGTTTCTAAATGATATATCGAACTTCAAAGTCAAGTATTTCATAGACACCCAAGACTATAAAGACATTTCAGATGCAGACTTAAACAGTTTGTTGAGAGAGGTTCAAGATTCTTCTATATCTATGGTGTGTAGCGAGGTGTTTGGTGATGAATCATACATTGACAGAAACGTTATCTATTCTTATGCAGCTAACAGGGTAGACCCTGAGACTACCATAGTAAATGGGTTTGTAGGTTGGAAGATTACACCGTCCATGACTAAGAATGTAGCATTTAAAATAACAGATGTTCGTTTAGAGTTTAGCGGTACAGGTAATTTAACCTTACTTATGTTTAGCTCATCGGAGAATGCGCCAATATTTTCTAAGGTTGTAGCGATCACTGACACATCACAAGTGGAAACACTAGACTGGGTTATTGACAACACAACAACAGGATATAAGGGTGAGTATTACTTTGGGTACATTTACGATGGTACGCTAATACCATTCAAGAGGGACTACGAATTTTCTAACATAGAGAATGATTTAAGTGAATTATGTATTGAAAAGGAGCAAGTAGTGGGAGCGACAGGAGCAACAATCTTTGATTTATCACAGGCGGTTGGACTTAGCGAGAACACGGGCTTAAATCCTGACATTACAGTTTACGAAGATTTCACCGACTTAATTTTACAGAATGAGCATTTATTTGGTCATGCTATACAATTACAGTGGGCGATATTGATTATGCAGAGATACGTTAATAGCTCTAGGAGCAACCGTAACGAACGCATGAGTCATGAATCTATGTTAGTGCTTCAAACGTTAGAAGGTAGCGCGAGAGATGCTAGAGTGCCAGTTGTTGGACTCCGTAAATTACTAGGAGTTGAATTGACGAGCATTAGAAAAGCAGTTCAGGAGTTGAGAGAGGGTTACTTTGGAGGTAGATTATCAACTATAACACTTGGTTAAATGGCACTAATACAGAAACCTAGTCCAGTAGCATTAGATAAACAGATTGATTATTTCCAATCTGATATGTTTACGGCTTTAGGGTTTTCGGATTGGGAGAGCCTACATAGGGTTTATCTTAATCCTAAAGGATCAGGAAGAGTGCCAGAAGCGTTTGAAACTGAAGGTGAATATCGTGAGGTTTTCTATAATGACAACTTTGCTGTGACATCCTTCTTTTTGGCGGCTGAAACTAGAACGGTTCTAGATGGTTTAACAGAGGTAGAGGTGGCTTGGATATTCGCGGTTAACTTAGAAGAGTTGTACCCATTGATTACCACACATAGAGCAGATGAAGAGTTCAATAATGCTGTTCAATTAGCTAGTGAGCAATATAGCGGGGGTGATACTTTCGAGATAATACGGGTTGAAAATGGAATAGAGAACGTTTATAGAGAATTCATTAAAGACCAAATAACATTTGATGACATGAGTAACCAATATGTTGTAAGGTTTAATTATACGGTGAGGTACGACCAAGACTGTACATAAAAGAAAACACAATTTAAACAAACAAAACAATGGCAAATTTAATAGGATGTTCATGTGCAACTGGTAACGGTAACACTGGACTACCAAACTGTTCAGAGCAGTTCGGGGTTTCTATTGGGTTGGGAATTCAGAACATGATCGCTAACGATGGTACAGCGAACAGTTATGACCTTTCAGCAACATTAGGGACAACGTTCTTAGACTCACTAACGAACGCAGATAAAAGCAAAAGAATGTTTCCAGTTACGGACATTCGAAACGTAGACTTTCCAAAAGAAGATACGCAGTACATTACTGACAACTCAGGACAAAAAGAAGAAGTACGAGAAGGTATTCAGTCTTTCGTGTCTGAGAAATGGAAAGTGCCAGCAGCGTACGACCTTAAGTTAAAGCAAATGAAGTGTAACCGTAATGGTACATGGGGCTTTACACGTGCGGGAGTGTGGGGTATTCGTAGAGGAAACATCTGGACACCAGTAGAGATTAACGCATTTGCACCTACTTACAAGATGCAGACAGCAGAAGCACCAGCAATGGAAATGATCGCTTTTGATTGGAATGCAACTATGAACGCTGGAGAGCTTTGGTTAGTTTCTTGGGAAGAGCTAGGAACTACTTACGAATCAATGATTGGTCTGATTGACGCTAACATAGCTGAACAAACAGCGCCAAGTGCGGCAGCTTCAGTAACTACAATTGAAGTTAGAGTTACTACAGATTTTGGTATGGGACTTTTAACTTCTCAAACGGTTGACGGTTTAGTGACGGCAAACTTCGTTGTTACCGATATCACTACGGGACTACCAGCAGCAGCGTTAGCGGCAGTTGAAACAGTAGACGATAAGTATACACTTACGTACACTCAGGAGACACCTACAGACGTAATGCAACTTTCACTAGTATTAGATACTGGATTCGAGGGTACTTATGATTACGTAGAACCTGCTTAGTATGTATACTAGGATTGGAAATACCGATTTCCCTACAGAAGATTCTAAGGGGCGGTCTTTGGAAGAGTTAAAAGCTCGATACGGCAACCATGTGCCTGCAAAGGTTATACAGTTACTGTACGATACTTTAAACCCAAAGCAGAAAATACCTAAGAAGAAGCGTAAAGTGGAAACGAAGGTGGACGATTCAAACGACTAAAACAATAAAGCCCTGCTCTAACGGGTGGGGCTTTCTTTAACTATGCTCGATCTAACTAAAACAGAGCCTTATTTAATGGCTAAAAGGGCTGAGAAGTTCCTTACTGATAGTATGTTATGGTTTGATACGTTTGGGAATAACCCACGACTTATTAATCAGATGTTAGATTTAATTAGGTTTGATCAGTTATTTAATCAGGGTGTAGATTCTAACGATTCAATAATAGGGTTTTACTCCTTCGCTTCACAGGTAGCCAATCCAAAGAAGCAGCAAGGAACACACTACACGTTGAATGACACAGGGGATTTGTATAGGTCTATGTTGATAATAGTACTTAGAGACTCAATAGAACCAGTTGCAGACACAAGTAAGATACAGGATCAAGACTGGTACAATGATGATATTATATTTTGGAATAAATCAAGTATAGATAAGATAAGAGATGCCTACAAAAGAAATGCAGTTAGTTACGAGAGAAGAGTATTATTTGGAGATTTCGGAATGTCCAATGTCCGTCTGGCGTAAACGTTTCGAGAATGGTGATAAAGAATTAAGAAAAACAAAGAACAAGAAACTAAATAATACTACAGACTTTGAGGCGTGGGATATACTATTTAGTGATTTTGTAGAGAAGGTTGGACTAGATGATAGCTTTAAGAGCTACTTAAACAATGTTCAATCGTTGATAGCTGAACAGGCTAGATACATTTTAAGCGAGAAAAAAGACAGGTACGGAACTATCATAAGAGATAGATTCATACTGAATAAGATAAAATACTTACAGGCTTTGATTGAGGACTTCGAGAAGCAAGGTAATAACGAAAAGGTTACTATCCCTCAGATGTTAAACAAGTTAAGTAAGATGCAACAGACATACCTAAAGGAAGAGGACGTAACAGTAGATAGATATTTTGCAATGATTAAAGACTACAAGGAATGGGCGAAAAGTTAAGACAATCGGACATACAGCAAGACGGCTTATTCGACCCAACGGTAAAGAGTGCAAAAGAGGTTATAGAGGTATTTGACAAGGCTAACAAGGAGCTAAGGGAAACCGCAGAACTACTAGCAACACTATCTAAAACGGCTAATACTAGCACTCAGAAGGGTATAAACGCTTTAACTACTGCACAAAAGAAGATGAATACTGAGTTCGTAAAGGCTCAGAAGATTGAAAAGCTAACAATAAAGAACTCTAAACTACTCCAGAAGGAACGTTTAGACGAGATCAAGCTACAGAAAGCCCGTGAAGATGCTATAGATAAGTTTAATAAGAAGGCATTACGGGAGAAAAAGATAATGGCAGACAGTAAAAATGTACTGATAAGCCACAATAAACAACTAAAGAACGCCCGAAATAGATACAAAAGGCTCACTTTAGAACTAGGTAAGAACAATTCTAAGACAATCCAAGCTAGAAAGAACTTTGAACGCTTAGATACTAAACAACGTGAGTTAAACGCTGCTACAAAACGAGGGACTAAAGCACTAAAGTTATTCGGGTTATCGTTTAATACTGTTAGAGGTAGTGCGCTTAGAATGGGTGCGGCTCTTGGTGTTGCTGGGGGTGGTATTGCTATACTTAGAGGTGGAATTAGTACTATATCAGACTTTGATAGTGTAATAGCTAGTTTAGGTTCTATTACAGGTAAAACGGGAAAGGGTCTTGAAGACTTAAAGGGCAAGGTTTTAGAGGTGTCTAACGAGACTGGGAAAGGTGCTACAGAAATAGCTGAAGCTATGAAGCTTGTAGGATCATCTCAACCAGAACTGTTAAAGAATGCAGATGCACTAGCCGAGGTTACAAAACAATCTGTTATACTTGCACAGGCGGGAGGTATAGATGTACCAGTAGCAGCGGCAGCCTTAACTAAGGCAATGAACCAATTTGGAGTAAGCGCAGAAGAAGCGGCAAACTTCACAGATATACTTGCAACTTCACAGCAAAAAGGTACTGCAACGATTGAGCAGATTTCAGAGTCAATGAAAAACGCTGGATCAGTTGCTAAAGCTAGTGGGTTAGACTTTCAGACTACTAACGCAATTCTACAGGCATTTGCTAAGGGTGGTTTAGTAGGGGCAGAGGCTGGTACTAAGTTTCGCGCAATTTTATTAAAGCTTGCCAAGACTGGTAGAGAAGACTTAAATCCAGCTACACAAGATTTCAACGACATACTAAACGTACTAAAGAAAGAGGTTACAAACGTAACAGAGGCTCAAGAGTTATTTGGTGAAGAAAGCGCAGCGGCAGCACTAACGTTAATAGATCAAAAGGACGTAGTTAAAGAGTTAAATGGAAACTTACTTGATCAAGGAAACGCAACGGATCAGGCAGCGCAAAACATGAACACCTTAGCAGGTCAAAGTGAAAGAGCAGTTACAGCGTTAAAGAATTACATACTAGGTGCAGATGGTGCTACGGCAATATCTAATGGTT